ACTTAGATTAAAATATGTTGCATATAGTCGAGGTAAGTTTGATTGTTGGACTGTAGCATCACAGGGTAAATATACACTAGGGGTTAGATGAGGGACGATCTAATGATACAACAACAGGTGGAGAGTAAATGGCAACACATGGTGGGTGTAATCTGTCTAAACCAGACCGGTCGAAAAAAAGTTAAAAAAGTATTACCGGGATTTTTTAAAAAATTTCCAAATGTTTGGACATTATTACTATCTAACACAGACACGATAGCAGAGATGTTAAAAGATCTGGGCATGAAAAATGTCAGGGCAAATAGGATATGGAGAATGTCATGTGACTTTATAAATTGGGATGGCAAGGACGCAACAGAATTATTTGGTATCGGCAAGTATGGCAGTGACAGCTACAGGATATTTTATAAAAATGAGATACCCGATAATGTACAGGACAAAGAACTTAAACGATACATACAGGAGGAGATGAATGACACACAAAAATATATTTAAAGGTACAACATACAATTCATTAGAAGAGCAGGTAGGAGGCAAACACTATCGTTCGATGAAAATTCAACCAGCAGAGTTTATCAACGAAAATAAACTCTTGTTTGCCGAGGGTAATGCTATAAAATACATTTGCAGGCACTCTCTAAAAGGAAAGGAAGAGGATATTAAAAAAGCGATACATTATCTAGAGATGATATTAGAAAGAGATTATAATGTGTAATACACCAGAGGATCTAAATCTTGATGGTATAGATACTGTTGCAATAGACATAGAGACCTACGATCCTAATCTTAAAACAAAAGGTTCTGGTGCCATACGTGATGATGGTTTTATCTGTGGTATTGCTGTCGCTAGTGATAATGATCTTGCATACTTTCCTATACGTCACTCCGATACGACACTAGATTCTGACAGGGTGAAAAAAATGTGGCAGATTTTAAATGATAAGATATTTCAGAATGATAAGATTACAAAAGTATTTCACAATGCAATGTACGATGTCTGTTGGATCAGAGCCATAACTGGTAAGATGATCAGAGGTAGAATAGTTGATACCATGATAGCTGCATCTGTCATTGATGAGAATAGATTCAGATACTCACTCGATGCATTATCAAAAGATTATCTTAACGAAGAGAAATACAAATACGATCTACAACAAAAAACATTAGAATGGTCTGGTGGCACAGTCAAAGACCCGATGACTAACATGCATAAGCTCCCCGCATCTATTGTAAAAGAATATGCAAAGCAAGATGTAAACCTGACTTATAAACTATGGAAACTATTTGATAAAAAAATCGACGAAGTATTATACACTAAGGATGATGGAGAACAAAAGACTTGTAGAAAAATTTTTGAATTGGAAACAAGATTATTTTTGTGTTTGGTTGACATGAAATTCAAAGGCGTTAGAATAGATGTTCCAAAAGCTATCACATTTGGAAAACATCTTAAGAAACGTAGAGATCAGATCATAAAAGCAATAGAGAGTATCACAACAATTAAAGTGGACATCTGGGCTGCAGCATCAATTAAAAAATTATTAGATCATCTTTGTATAAAAGATTACAAGGTCACACCAAAATCTAAGATGCCACAACTACCTAAAGATTATCTACGAAAACATAATAATAAATGTTTGCGTATGATCGCAAAAGCGAGAGAGTATGACAAGGCTATAAATACTTTTATAGATGGATTACTAGAGTATGTTCATGAAGGTAGAATACATGCAGATATAAATCAAATAAGATCAGACACGGGAGGCACTGTCACCGGAAGATTCAGTATGTCTAATCCCAACCTGCAACAGATACCTGCGAAAGGTTATATTGGTGGTAAGATGAGAGAACTATTTATACCGGAGGAAGGCTGTAAATGGGGTAGCTTTGACTATTCACAGCAGGAACCACGTATTGTGGTACACTATGCGATCAAATTGGGTCTGCCAGGCACAGAGAGCCTACAGGAAGAATTTGATAGGGATGATGCCGATTTCCATCAGATAGTCGCTGACATGGCTAATATCTCCAGGAAACAGGCAAAAACAATCAACCTAGGTCTTTTCTATGGCATGGGTAAGATCAAGCTACAGAGAGAGTTGGGTCTGGACCAGCGACAGGCAAAAGAACTATTTAACGAGTATCACAGCAGGGTACCATTTGTCAGACAGCTATCACAGGAATTAATAGCATTCTCAAAAGAGAATAGATTATTATTTACATTACACGATAGGTTTTGCAGATTTGATAAGTGGGAGACAACAAATAAGGAATGGAATCCTGAGATAAATAGATTTAACGAGGTACCATTATACACAAAAGAGCAGGCGATGGAGGCGTTTAAAGCAGAGATGCTAGACAAATACAAAGAGAACAAGATCGATGCAAACTATATGGATTATTTTGATAGATACTACACACCGGCTTTTACCTACAAAGCATTAAACAGATTGATACAGGGATCTGCTGCAGATATGACAAAGAAGGCTATGGTGGATCTACATGAGAAAGGTATAATACCACACATACAAATACACGATGAGCTCTGTTTTTCGACCACGGACCATGAACCAGAGTTGATCAAAAGTATAATGGAAAATACAATACCTCTTGAGGTCAAGAACAAAGTTGACTTTGAATCCGGACCAAATTGGGGTACAATTAAATGAGGATTTATTATGGCGTATCTAAATGCAAACATACCACCAGTATATGCACAGATAAGGAGAGAATATTTATATGACTTACAAAAACATCATGGAGAAGTTGAAGACTGTATTATCTTCGGCATATCGGCTCTTACTGGAAGGAGCATACTATGGCACGCTATTATGGAAAACGGTGCAATATTTTATCGCCTACCTATTAGCGCGTTTATTCAGAAGGGATTTGAGCCATCCCGAGTGCCCACAAGACGACTTGATGAATTACAGCTCTGGAATTGTTTTTCTTATTATCCTGCTGTCACTTCTTGGGACATTTTAGAATCACAGGCCGGTAAATATATCGGAAAAGATAAAAAATGGCACTCAGGTAAATACTTATTTACTATTGACTTTGCTCACCCAGAGGCTAACATACTTGACACTGATCATTCGGAGATCCCGCACGAACACAAGTGCGCTCACATTATTGCTTTAGATGATGGCAATTTTGCAGCACAGCCAAACAACAGATGTATATGGGACATACCTTCTTTTACTGTGAAAGATAATACACCTGATTGGAAAGTGCAGACATCCGAGTGGAACGTAGAAGATAGTAGAGCGTGGCGGACAGAGGATACCGACAAGTTCTTTTATGAAATAGAGGAAAAGAAAAATGATTAATAAAATTAAAAAAACTTTTGGCAAGATTTGGAATAAGATCAAATCTATTTTTACACCAAAGAAGCAATAATGATTGGGGGTTGTTATGGACTACAGGTTCACAGCAATACTTATACTTTTGTTATGTTTATTGGCGGTTTTTGTACGGCCATCGCAGCCGTTGCAAGTTGACCCAAAAGATTATATAATCCCTCCACCAAAACCAAAACATGACTAAGAAACCTTTAACAATATCTGAGTCTGCCGCTGTGCAGATGCCGATGAAAACGGTTGCCAGTCTGATCGCGATGATCGCAGTCGGGACCTGGGCTTATTTTGGCATACATGAAAAATTAAATCAACACTCAACAAAATTAGAATTAATGTTACAAGATTTAGATCAAAACACAGAGTTTAGAATCAAATGGCCACGGGGTCAAGCCGGGTCACTTCCTGCGGACCAGGAGCAATACATGATGATCGAGGATCTTTATAAGACCACCGATCGTTTAAACAAACACATCGACTCCATGGCTTTAAATAAAGTGAACATCGAGTTTTTAACAAAACAGATGGACAAGGTTTTGGTAGATATCGAAAAATTAAAAGATGCAAACAGGGATATAAAATATAATGGCAACGGGAAGAATAACTAAAAAGATTTTAGACTATATAGCTGAGATGAACAAAACAGCGAAGCAAATGAATTATGTAAAAGATCTAAAAAAATCTGTAGAACACGGCAAGAACGGCACGCAGAGATATGTAATCAAAGAGGGTGAGAACAAAGGCAAAGTAGTATGATAGAAGTTGTGGTGGCCCTTCTTATGTTCTGGGACGGAGAGATCAAAGAACATCGTATTCAAGAAAGCATGGCTGCATGTTTACGTGCACGTCGTGTTGCTGAGAGAGAGTTTAATCCAAACATATCTTACAAGTGCATACGTAGTGAGGCAGAAACAGAAGTATACATGGGTGAAAAATCAATCAAAAAACTCCATCTCAAATAAGGTTGCAAAACATTTAAGAGATAGACGCTATCGTCAGATTGTGATAAAGAATAAAAAAGTTTATGACCGGAAAAAATTTCAAAATAACAGCAGAGATAGTTAATGGTGTTTGTCCAACCTGTGAAGAGTACACACCTTTAGTGGGTTTAACAAAACAATTTTTTAGATGTCTGACATGTGGTGCGGATTTGGAACAACATGTGAATGGTGTCATAAGTTACATACCACATCTGTCTAAAAACTCATTACAATCAAAAGTAGACGAATATTTTAATGGCGAAGAAGTCTAAATTTGGTGTAAATACATACGTAAAACGGTCAAAACCTAGGATAGGTAGACATAAAAAACGTATGAATAAATCAGAGAAAAAAAATTTTAAAAAATATCGTGGTCAAGGGCGTTGACAACTATCCTACATTATGGTAAATTATCCCTGTAATTCGAATCACCCTTTATGGAAGTATTAGGATTACATTTTGTCAAAAACAAATAAGGAGTAAATATGAAAGACAAAAAGAAAAGTGCCAATGGCACAGTTAAGATGACTGACTTTGTAGAAAAGGTCAGTGAAGTACAAGAGACAAAACAATATGATTTGTTTTGTTTTGTAAAAGGTAATCGAGATATTAACCAATCACACGTTAATAAATTGATTGCTAGAATAAAAAGAAAGAATCTAAGGGAAATACCAATCTACGTTGGACCTATGAACAAAGACGGAAAGTATCCGATCCTCGATGGTCAACACAGATTTGAGGCGTATAAAACTTTAGATCTACCAATAAGATTCATAATTGTGGATTACATGACTATTAACGATGTACCAGGTATGAATTCTACTAAGTTGAGTTGGGGTAATAAAGATTATCTTCAACGATACGTAGATAAAAAACTACCAGCATATATCTATTATAAAAAGTTTATGGAAACATACACTTTAGATAATAAATTTTCTGTTGTGACTACCATATTAAATGGTGTCTACAGAAGAGAGAGGGGTCTAGAGACTGACTTCGTTGATGGTAAGTTTGATATATCAGAGACTGCCAAAACGAATGCCGAGAGGATCGGTGTCTTTTTGGTCAATGTATTTGATGTATTAGGTAAGGAGGTGAAGAATAGTTTCTTCATGTTCGCACTACTACATGCGATATCTCACAGAAATTTCAACAAAGAACATTTCGTGGGCAAGCTAAAGAAAAGATCGAAGATGTTTTCTGGTTGTGTTAACACCTTACAATGGTACGATGTAATCAAAAAAGTGTATAAACTACGAAACCAAAAATATAAGGTCGAGTTTACACCTATAAAAGAAGACTAACGTTAGGCGTTAACGTTGAAAAGAATTTGATAAACGAACGAGCATGGACAACATGCTTTTATCAAATGTGCGATGTGGGGCCTTCGGGCCCCATGTAAAACTATACAGGAGAAAAAATGGAAGACAAAGCAATAGACAAGATAGCAATATTAGCAAAGCTAAGTGCTATATTAGACATACAATTAAAACTTCAACAGGATAGGAATCTTCTTGAAGAGGAGTTAAAACAATTAGAGAAGGATGAAAGAGAAAGTAATCACAATTAAACCAAAGGGCATATCACAGAAACAGTGGGCCAATCTATTATTAGAATTAAATCTGATGAAGAAGGCATGGAAACCATATGGTGTTGATATGACTATATCAGCACCAGGATTGAAAAACATCATCAAATGGGGTACGAAATCCTATGGATCTAATATTATTGAGTGATGGTCTCTATACTCTAGTGTCTGTCACCAAGGAGATGATGGAAGGTATCGAGATCATGCAAGAGATAGATTGCTTTGATCTCTGTGACATACTACGTTTACATCTGACCACGTATCACGGACCACCATTTAACGTGCATGTAATGAAGGATGGCAGTGGCGATCTTATTGGCTGTATCTGTAAGTAGTATATTATTACTACCCGCGGTTGTATTATTGTGGATCTGGGATCGAGAGACACCTACTCCAAAGAGGGAAAAGAGGGAGTAGGTTATGATGATGAGATAATCTTGCCATACCATAATCTTACCACATTGTCAAATAATGCTGATGGGTGTGCAGGTAAATTTGATGTACATACCATACTGGTTGATGTCTTTTTTACCGATCTCTTCCAATTTATTGATAGCCTCGTTGTATCCAAAGTGAAGGCAATCGTATTTAGTGTCAAACATCTCGTGCCAATCGAACGGCGGCATACACTCACCGGCTACGCTGGAACAAATAATCAAACTTAACAACATTTTCATTGACAATCCTACAATTTATCCTATATTAACCCACAATATGAAAGGAACCAATCATGACAGATATGAGTAAATATAAAAACGTTTCTCTAACAAAAGAAACATACAGGGTTTTAGAAGCGTTATCAAAGGTATTATTGCCCGATGCAAAGTTATCAGTATCCAAAACGATAGAGGCTATCGCAAACGAGAAAGCAAAAAAATACAATGGCAAAATTAAAAACAAGTAAAATTGTAAAAAAGATATGTGATACCTGCCATGGCAACGGTTATATCAGGGTGGCCACAGGTGATACAGCAATAGATTTTAGAGATAACAGTCAGGTGCATCAGTGCTGGGACTGCGATTCGGAGGGAGAATTTTATGAGACGATTGATGTTGATCTTATCGATGATGGTGATTCTGACAGGTTGCACTAAAATAAAGTTTGATGGGTTTGATCCCACAACTTCTATGGTGAGATGGATTATAACACATGAAAGACGTTAACATAGCGTATATTGCAGGATTATTCGATGGTGAGGGCAGTATCACCTACAAACAATACATGCGCAAGAGATCCCACAACAAGAAAGCCTATCCCACCTGGTCTATAAGGATGGAGATCGCCATGACAGATAGATCTGTCCTGCTCTGGATCTACGAGTTTTTGAAGATAGGCACCGTATCCGAGAAGAGATACAAGACAAAGTATACCGTGGGCTGGAAGAAGCAGTGGCGTTGGCGTTGTCAGTTCAGGGATGCCTTCTATTTCTGCTGCCTGATATATCCTTATTGTCATGTAAAGATGGATAAGGTACAAAAGATCATAGATCACTATTCCAATAGAAAAAGCCTAAAGTTTAATGGTAAGGTGGTCAGTCTGGAGGAATATAAGGAGGCAATGAGTCTGGAATGATGTTAAGAATATATC